TCAAGGCTTAATGAAAGCTTTAGAGAAACCTGATACATTTAATCCACCAGAAAGTGATAACTTTGAAAGAGTGTCAAGATCTATAGAGGTTTTATATACGGGAGCTAAAGTTTTAGGAACTGATACAATGCTTGACTGGAGATTAGCAGAGAATATGACAAGACCTTATGCTGACACAACTAAAGTAGAAATGAATTATGCTTTATGCGCGCCAAGAATATACAAAGGTAGAATAGAATCTCTTGTAAGCAAATGTATTGGTTTCGCTGATATGATACAGCTTACGCATTTAAAACTACAACAAGTTTTATCTCGTATGGTACCAGATGGTGTTTATTTGGATATGGATGGTTTAGCTGAAGTTGATTTAGGTAATGGTACAAACTACAATCCAGCGGAAGCGCTTAATATGTACTTTCAAACTGGTTCTATAGTTGGTAGATCTCTAACTCAAGAAGGCGATATAAATCAAGGTAAAGTGCCTATTCAAGAACTTAATAGTTCTAGTGGCCAAGCTAAAATAGCAGCTCTTATACAGACTTATCAATATTACTTACAAATGATACGTGATGTAACAGGACTTAACGAAGCTAGAGATGGTACTACACCAGACAAAGGTACTTTAGTAGGATTACAAAAGATGGCCGCTAACGCGTCTAATGTGGCTACTAGACATATAAAGCAATCTAGTTTATATTTAACCCTTAGAATAGCTGAAAACATAGCTCTAAAACTAGCGGACGCATTAGAGTTTCCGTTAACTAGAAACGCTCTGCAAAACTCTATATCTACATACAATGCAAAAACATTAGAAGAAATTGCTGATTTAAATCTTCATGACTTTGGTATATTCTTAGAACTAGAACCAGACGAAGAAGAGCAAGCTAAACTAGAAGAAAACATACAAGTTGCTTTACAACAAGGAGGCATTGATCTTGAAGACGCTATAGACTTAAGACAAATTAAAAATCTTAAGTTAGCAAATCAAATGCTTAAAATAAAACGTAAGCAAAAAGGTAAACAAGAACAAGCCAATCAACAAGCTAATATAAAAGCCCAAGCTGATGCTCAAGCAGAGACTGCAGAAAAAACAGCAATGGCTGAGGTTCAAAAACAAGAGGCTATATCAGGTTCTAATGTGCAATACGAACAAGCTAAGTCTCAATTTGAAATGCAAAGAATGCAAGCAGCTGCTCAAATAAAGCAACAAGAAATGCAAATCCAACATCAGTACAACATGGAACTTAAACAGATGGATGTGCAACAGATGCAACAAAAAGAAGATAAAATTGAAAACCGCAAAGATCAAAGAACAAAGATCCAAGCAACTCAACAAAGTGAAATGATAAATCAAAGGAAAAACGAAACAGCTCCTATAGATTTTGAAAATCAAAACGCTGCTCAGCAGTTTCCAACAGTATTATAACTGTTTATTAATTATTTAATTATATTATATTATGTCAGAACAAAAAACAAATGAACCTGTTAAACAGGAAGGTGAGTTTAAAATTAAAAAGAAAACTCCTAAAAAATTATCAACCCCACAAAGTAGCGAACCAACCAAGGTGAATATTAAAGAACCTTTGATTGAACTACCACCAGAAGTTACTAAAGTGGTAATACCACAAGAAGATGCCATTCAAATCGGAGAAACAAAAGAAGTACCTGTGGAAGAACCATCCGGAGATAGCGCAGAGGTGGGAAAACCTATACAAGAGTCCAACAAGGATGTTGAAGGGTTTCATCCAATCAAAGAAGTAATAGAATCTGAAGTTGAAAAAGTAGAAGCTGAGGTTGTAAAAGCAATTCAAGATGAAAAAATTCTTGGAAAAGCTTTACCTGAAAACATAGAAAAACTAGTTTCTTTCATGGAAGATACCGGTGGAACTATAGAAGATTATACAAGATTGAATGCAGATTATTCATCAGTAGACGAAAACACGTTATTAAAAGAATATTATAAAAAATCTAAACCTCACTTAGATGAGGAAGAAATAAGTTTTATCATGGAAGATAATTTTTCATTTGATGAAGACTTAGACGAAGAACGAGAAGTCCGTAAAAAGAAACTCGCTAAAAAAGAAGAGATTGCAAAAGCTAAAGGCTTTTTAGAGGAAACGAAAAAGAAATATTACGACGAAATCAAGTTGAGACCCGGCGTAACACAGGACCAAAAAAAAGCTACAGATTTTTTCAATCGATACAATAAGCAGCAAGAAAGAGCAGAGCAACAACATGCGCAGTTTAAAGAAAGTACTAAAGAACTTTTCAATGACAGTTTCGAAGGTTTCGATATTAAAGTTGGTGAAAAAAACTATAAGTACAATATTCAAAACCGTGACAAAGTTGCAGAAAGCCAATCAAGTATTAACAACCTTGTCGGGAAGTTCCTAGACGCAGATGGTAATGTTAGTGACGCGAAAGGTTATCACAAAGCTATGTACGCTGCTGACAATGTAGATAGGATTGCCTCACATTTCTATGAACAAGGTAAAGCTGACGCTATTAAAGACGTTGTTAACAAATCAAAAAACCCAAGTGATTCTCTAGCTAGAAAATCTCAAGGCGATGTGTTTGTTAATGGTTTTAAAGTTAAAGCAATTAGTGGCGCTGATTCTACAAAATTAAAAATTAAAACAAAAAAGTTTAACTAAAAAAACAAAACAAAATGGCTTTAAATCCACAGTTTGGAGGATTAATTCCTTCAGGAACTCAGGAGATATTGAACAGCAACTACCTACAATTTAACACGGGTGGTGCAGGTGTAAATGATTTTGCACAACAATATTTACCTGAAATTTACGAACAAGAAGTAGAAAGATACGGAAACCGTACTCTATCTGGATTCTTAAGAATGGTTGGCGCTGAAATGCCAATGACTTCTGATCAAGTAATTTGGTCCGAACAAAATAGATTACACGTCTCTTATTCTGGAGTTGTTGTAGCTGCTGGAGCAGGTGCTACTGATAATCTTATAACAATTCAAAACATATCAGCTGTTGCACCAGTAGTGCAAAATTTAATTTCAATCAATGACACAATCGTTGTTTTAAACCCTGTTACAGGAGTTGAAAGCAAAGGTGTTGTTACTGATTCTGGAGCTTATGCAGGTTCTGCATTAGCCGCAGGCGCTATTACGTTTCAATCTTTTGACAACGTAGCCTTAGCAGCTGCTGCTACAGGTATTGGAGTTAAAATATTTGTATATGGTTCTGATTATCAAAAAGGTGAAAGTATGGCTGGAGCATTTGCTGCAGGTGGTCTTAACCAAGGTAGAATATCAATCGATCCAGTATTAACTCAATACTCTAACTCACCAATCATATTAAGAAGCCAATACGTAGTTAATGGTTCTGATATGGCACAAATCGGTTGGGTTGAAGTTGCAACTGAAGATGGAACTTCTGGGTACTTATGGTACTTAAAAGCTGAATCTGAAACTAGATTACGTTTTGAGGACTACTTAGAAATGAGTATGATTGAATCTGAATTTAATCAAATCGCTGCAGGTGTTGCTGCTAGCCCAGGATCAGAAGGTTTATTTGCTGCTATCCAGTCTAGAGGTAATGTACAAACAGGATTTACTGCCGCTGCAGGTCTTGATGAATTTGATGCTATCCTTAAGAATTTAGATACACAAGGAGCAATTGAAGAAAACATGTTATTCTTACAGAGACAAACATCTCTTGATTTTGACGATATGTTAGCTTCTATCTCTGGCGGATTTGCTGGTGGTACTGCTTTTGGTTTATTTGAAAACTCAGAAGAAATGGCTTTAAATCTTGGATTCTCAGGATTTAGAAGAGGTTCTTATGACTTTTACAAAACTGATTGGAAATACTTAAATGACGCTTCTACTCGTGGAGGAATCAACGGTATCAATTCAGTTGAAGGTGTATTAATTCCAGCTGGAACTTCTACAGTTTATGATCAAATCTTAGGAACTAATATCCGTAGACCTTTCTTACACGTACGTTATAGAGCTTCACAAGCTGATGACAGACGTATGAAGTCTTGGTTAACTGGTTCTGCAGGTGGTGCATTTACTTCAACTCTTGATGCTATGGAAGTAAACTTCCTATCTGAAAGATGTTTAGTAACTCAAGCTGCTAACAACTTTGTTATATTCAGAGGAATCTAATTGATTCAACATTAATGTAATTCTTACCCTCGTTATATCAACGGGGGTAATTATTACTTTTATAAACTATTTAATTATATTATATTATGGCTAAACAAGCTAAAGCAGAAACTGTTGAGGTTGCACCTCAAGAAGTGGTTACAAAAGTAGCTACACCAAAACAACCAACAAAACCTAGTTGGGAAATTAGAGATAGAATATATTATTTAAAAGGAGATAAAAATCCTTTAACTCTTACTATACCAGGTAAGCATACTAGAAAGCACGCGCTACTTTGGTTTGACGAAAAGTCTGGTAAACAAAGAGAAATAAGATACGCTACAAATCAAGACTCACCATTAGTAGATGAACAAAAAGGTGAGGTAACAATGGGACATATTATTTTTAGAGATGGAACATTACATGTAAAAAAGAATCTACAGAATCTACAAAAACTATTATCTTTGTATCATCCGTTAAGAGGTAAAATATACGAAGAGTTTAGTGCTGTCGAGGAAGCTGAAGATGATTTAGATATTTTAGATCTTCAAATAGATGCTTTAAATGCAGCTAGAGGTATGGATATTGATTGGGCAGAAGCTATACTTAGAGTTGAAAAAGGCTCAGCTGTTGCTAGTATGAGTTCTAAGGAACTTAGAAGAGATCTATTATTGTTTGCTAAAAACAATCCTAGTCTTTTTTTAGATCTTGCTAAAGATGATAATGTTCAACTTAGAAACTTTGCAATTAGAGCTTCAGAAGCTGGAATTATAAAGTTGTCAGGAGATCAAAGAACATTTACATGGGGAACTAATAATAGAAAACTAATGAACGTTCCGTTTGATGAAAACCCCTTCTCTGCATTTGCAGCTTTTTTAAAGACTGATGAAGGTGTGGAAATCTATAAATCTATAGATAAAAAACTATAAAAACAAGTGATACTAATATAGGGCTCGTTTACTCGGGCCCAATATTATAATAAAAAAACAAAATGGTAAATATAAATACAGTATATACGACAGTCTTGTACATATTAAACAAAGAACAAAGAGGTTATATAACTCCAGCGGAGTTTAACAGTCTAGCTTCTCAGGTACAGGGTGAAATATTTACGTCTTATTTTCCAGATGGAAATCAATTAAACCGTCAAAATCAAAACAATACTCAAAATGATACAGAGTTCTTTAACATGTTTAAAGATACCGCTTACAAACTTTATCCATTTGAAAAAAACGTAGCATTTGCTTATGATGCTACAGCTACTGTTTTAGGCTGGCAACAAACTATCGCCGAAACAGTGTATAAACTTGGGGAGATAATATCTACATACAATACTACTAATCCTCAGTACGATTCAATTACTCAATTAGCTAGCAACAGTGATTTTAATAAAATAATAAGATCCAAGTTAACAGCTCCTACAGTGCAAAACCCTATATGTACAACATCTTCAGGACCTAACAATTCAGTACTAATAAAAGTTAGCCCACAACCAAACGCTTTAAATGTCAACTGCTTACTTAAGCCAACAAATCCTAGCTGGAGTTTTACAGTAGGCACATTAGGTCAATACCTTTACAATGCTACCGATTCTGTTAACTTTCAATTAGATACATCTGAGCAAAGTAATTTAATAATACAGATATTAAAATACTGTGGTATAATAATAAATGACCCAGAAATAATACAAGCTGCATCTATTGAAGCTCAAGAGGTATCAGCTAATCAAAAATCTTAAAAAATGGCGTTAATAACAGAAACAAATCAACAATATTATCAAGGCGCACAAGGTTTTAGAGGAGCGTTCTTAGCAGATGGCATAACTTTACAAAGTTCTTTTGTTACTACTTTTGACACAAGTTTAGTTTTTGGTAGTGCAAACGCTTGGGATCCAAATGACGCAAACTACGCTTTAAATAATTTTAAAATATATACTAGCTTAACAGGTACACCAGGTAGTTGGTCTGAGTATATATTTCAATATAGCGTTGTAAATAACACTATAACATTTACAACGGCTCCAGCAAACAACCTTTATATTGTTGCTCAATTAAAAATATTAAACGGTGGGCAATACGGTAATACACCAGCTGAAGAAGCTGTTGGAGATACTGTTGAAGAAAACTATGGAACATATCAATACGTTAAATTATCAGATGTAATAGATAATTATATGGTTGGTTACGTTGGAGATGGTAAAATAATTCAAACAGCTAAAAAATCTGATGTATTATTTTTTGCAAAAAGATCGCTACAAGAGTTTAGCTATGATACTTTGAAAAGTATTAAATCACAAGAGCTAACTATACCAGCT